TAAGAGAGTTGCTGGTCTCTTTGTTAGCTGGGATAATAACGATGACTTCAACGACTTCTATGTAGCCGAGTGCGGTGACTTTACTGTCAGGGTAGCTCCTGGTGTCACCGTGGAGAATGGTGACCTGTTGACATCTAGTGATGTAGAAGGTTGTGCTGTTCCTCAAGATGACGACCTTGTTCATAGCTACACTATCGCTGAGGTAACTTCCATTACTCACGCTTTTGATTACCCGGATGGCTCTTATGCTGTCCCTTGTACTATAACCCAATGAAGATCTGGAAAGCTAAACGAACCTACGGGCTGCCAATTGTTGATGCTATCTGGTCTGAGTTACATCTAGGGAGGCCGGAACTACCGGCTTCCACTTGGATGTCTAAACGATGGAGAGGTGATCGCCATGCTGCTGTGGTGGCGAGTAAACACCTCATGCACCCAATCCTATGTACGCCACAACGAGTTGGCATACAAATACACAGCGCTGGTCAAAGGCTAACTGCAGCCTATGACATGGGATATGACGGCATCAGTGCTGTTGTATCTGATAATGCTAAGCTATTATCTTTGTTGTATGACATTCAAAGGGCTTATGCTAAAAACTTCTTCCCCTACGGATGTCAAGAAACTGTAGAGAAGCGAGCACCAAAACAGGAAGCGGCTGAATTACGTCTAGCTAATTATGCTAAGACACAGCCGGAGCTCTTTATTGCTGACCCGTGGGAAGACTACGAAAACAGTAAAGAGGAACCTAATGGCACTTCCGCAACAGAAGATCCTAGCGGTGCCCTACTTTCGTCAACTTGATAACAAAAGCGGACAGGGGTATCGTGAATGCTTGTCTTCATCCTGCGCGATGTTGGCGGCATACTACGGTAAGATAAGCGGTGATGATGAATACAACTTGGTCAGAAGTCGCTTTGGTGATACCACTAGCATTCAAGCACAGCTCAGTACATTAGCCTTCATCGGATTAACGCCGAGGTTCTATGCTAATGGGAACACTGGAGACATAAGAGACAATATCTATACCGATATTCCGATGGCTGTCGGATGGCTACATCGTGGACCAGTATCAAGCCCTAGAGGCGGTGGTCACTGGTCGGTAATAGTAGGCTACTCACAGTGGCACACTATTCACCATGACCCATACGGTGAAGCTAATCTGGTCGGAGGCGGCTATGTCAATCACTCACAAGGTGAGTTGATACGTTACAGTTTCAAGAACTTTATGCCACGTTGGTGTCCTGACGGACCAAACAGCGGCTGGCACATCATATGCTTATGAAAATCATTATCGCTGCATTCCTCATCCTAATAGGCAGTCCTGCCTTAGCTGGAGAGGTATTACGAATCAAAGAAAGTGGCACAGTAATCACTGGGGATCATAAGATCTTCAAAAGTGGTGAGTCTGTCAACATCTTTATCAAAGGTGGCATCAGGGATGTCACGATTAAAGATGTAAAGTTTACTGGTTCTATCAGGACTATCGGTCTTGGTAGTAACGGTGAAGCAACAAGAGTTCAAGAGTCCTCTATTAGAGCTGGCCACACTGAGCGTGCACAAGCTGCTGCACCTACTAAAGTGACCATTGACAATGTAGAGATCACAGCAGACACAAGAATCCCTGTTTATTTTGGTCCTGGAACTACAGACGCCACACTGAAGAACTCAAAGATTATAGGTTTCTCAAACGGACCTGCTACATACCTTGATGCAGAATCCGCTAATATCTCTATCATCAACAACGTCTATGACGTGAAGATCGGTAAAGGTAGAGAAGTCATTGCTATTGATGGCTCTGAAGAAAACCTAATCCAAGGTAATACCATCAAGAATATCAAGAATGGTGGTATCTATGTATATCGTAACTGTGGTGAAGGCGGCACTATTCGCCATCAAACACCACAATTCAATATAATCAGAGACAACACTCTAGACATCTCTAAGATGAATGAGTGGCGTAATCCAACTGAGTTTATATTCTGGTGGGAACGTTCTGCTGGTGTATGGCTTGGATCACGTGAAGGCATCAGAGCCTACTGCTTGTCAGACGCTGGGCATGACTTCGGTAGCTCCAAAAATAACAAAGACTTCGCTAACAATAACGCAGTCATCAAGAACAACTTCATTGGAGATGGATGGATGATTAGAGACAGAGGAAAGGACAACAAAGTACGAGACAACCATCGGATTAACAAATAATGTTTGAGTCTGCACTACTCTTGGCACCCATTCTAATGGCGCTATTTGGTGTTACATTTAAGAGGCTAAACGCGCTTGAAGAAGAAATTAGTGGAGTCAAGTTGATGACTATCCAAGAGTATGTGACAAAGAAAGACCTCACAGACCAATTTGATAGAATCATCAGACAATTTGACAAACTAGAGCGTAAGCTCGAAGCGGTCTACATGGTGGAAAGAGACCGCTCTGCAATGCTCAGATCAGCTGAGCTACGTAGAGAAACCCAATTTCCATCATCCCAAATCGACTCTATAGGAGAGCCCTAATGTTAGAAGTAATCATTGCAAAACTTGGCTGGGAAGGTATTGCCTTCCTCAGCATCTTTGCTGTCACTGAAATCCTGCCCTTCACTCCGCTGAAGTCTAACGGCATTGTGCAGATGGTCGTCCAATTCTTGGAAGGTCTGAAGCCCCTGCGAACTGAAGATGAGAAGGTTGCACTCCTTAAGGAGAAGGTGCTGGCACTTTATGAAGAGCTCCGTCATCTGGACAAATGAAACGCGCATCTGAAAATCAGTTTGATGAGCTGCACAATAGAGTGACGAAAGAGTTCTTAGCTCGCGTCAAATCTGGTGACTGCACAACTGCTGACTTGAAGGCTGCATGTGACTGGCTTAAAGCTAACGATGTCACTGGTGTCGCAGTAACCAATTCACCTCTGGCTAACTTAGCCAACCTTGTCCCTGTGGTCGATCCTGAACTGGTTAGATCACGTATCAACGTACGAACCTATGATTAGACGTGGACGCAACACAATGCGTATCTCTCAGTATCGTCAATCTGATGATACTATCGACAGCGGGAGAGCACGCACAACTAACGCTAGAGAAGGGGCAGGAGGCCGTCCAGCCCCTGTCCAAAGGGCCAGCAATGCTGCGACCCGTGCAAGCGTAACAACCCGCCGCAAGGCCGCTAGAGATAAGCGTCAAGCGGATCTGAAGAACCCCAACCTCATTGGGAAAGATAAGCGGAGAAAGATGTAATGGCTCCTAAGCTGTCTAGAAATCCGGGCAGAACGGCTAAGTTCTATCGGAACAATCCAGAAGCCCGTGAAAAGCATAGGGCAGCTCAGCGGGAAATTAACAAGTCACCAGAGAAGCGGAAATACCGCTCGATGTTGATTAAAGAACGTCGGAAAAGAGGCATTGATGGTAAGGGAGGTGGAGACATCTCCCACCAGCCTGATGGCTCTATGAAGATTGAATCTCGCAAAGCTAACCGTGCTAGAGGTGGAAGCCAACGTAAATGACGCCACTTCTACCTTCGCCTGACTATTATCTTTACAACTTAATAGCGATGACAAGTCCTGAGGCAAAACGCCTGTGGAGGCGTGCCATCAAACAAAAATTCAACTGTAAATGTGTTTATTGTGGAGAACCCCATGAAATTTCTAAGCTCACACTTGATCACGTCCAACCTCGATGTAAGGGGGGAGAAGATCTCACATACAATGTTGTTCCAGCTTGTCAAAGATGTAATCAGGCGAAAGGTAGTCGCAACTGGCTAACCTTCATGAGAGAAACGTTTGGCATCAGACCAGAACGTGAAAACCTTATCTTAAGTCACATAAGATGTTAATCAAACGCTACAAACAAGAAGACCTAAACAAATCCTATGATGCCAACGAACGCAAGTCTAATCTTCAAGCAAAGAAGATGGATGCAGCGCAACGTAAGGCACGTAACAACACACTAGATACTAGGAAGAAAGCTGCTGATGCGAACAAGAAGCGCAACGTTAGAACAAGCCAACCCAAGGGCAGCTCGGAGCTCTACAAGAGGTCTAAGGAGGACCGTATCCAAGATACGGACAGAGCCGCGATGGCGAAGAAGAGGTCCAAAAAGGGGTACGGGAAATAATGGACGGCAGGACGAAACGCCAACTCAACGCTAGAGCAACTCGTCTGAAAGCTGAAGGTAAGACACCCGGTCAAATCGCGGATGAGCTAAAGATTGATCGCTCTAAGTGGCGATTCAAAAGTCGTGGTGGTGGTAAGGTCAGCCTTGAATCAGTAGAACAACGGAAGAAAGCAAAGTCTAGTTATCAAAAGACTAGGCAGTCTAATATCCGCATGTCTACTCCTAAGAAAGCTGACTCAACAAAAGCCCTTAAGAAAACAATGCTGATCCGTAAACGTGGTATGGAAGCTGATCACATTGCACCTGTATCACGAACTGGTAATGCTATGCGGGAGATGACTCCTAAACGTAGAGGTATGTATCGTTCACGTATGAATCGTGCTAAGATCCCTATGGGTGATACAGCTGAAAACCTACAGGCATTAACAGGGCAAGCTAATCGCCTGAAGGAAGTCCAATACCAAAACCTTGATCGTCACCTTAAGCGGCTATCAGGTCGTCCCATGAAAGCTGGAATGTTGGCTCCTGCCGGTGGTGATGACCTTGAGGTTGCTCCACGCTCAGAACAGCTTGGATTCAAGCCAATCGAGATGGAAGTGATGGAACTAAACCGTCTCCAGATCAGATAACGCTCTCAGAGGCCTCTAGAAGCTCCTGGAAGGCCTCTCTACTCCCTTAGTAACCCCATGACACCTGAAGACATTCAGAAGGCCCTTAAAGACGATTTTAAGGTCTTTCTCCAAGCGCTATGGCATCAGCTAGCGTTACCCTCTCCGACAAGAGCGCAATACGCTATCGCTGAATACCTGCAACATGGACCGAAGCGTCTACAAATCCAAGCCTTCCGTGGTGTTGGTAAATCATGGATCACTGGTGCTTTTGTGCTGTGGACGCTGTATAATGATCCTGAAAAGAAGATAATGATTATCAGTGCTAGTAAGGAACGTGCGGACAACATGTCGATCTTCCTACAGAAGCTGATTATTGAAACCCCTTGGTTGATGCACCTCAGACCGAAGTCTGATGATTCTCGGTGGGCTCGTATCTCTTTTGATGTGAACTGTTCACCGCACCAAGCACCTTCTGTTAAGTCAGTTGGTATCACCGGCCAGTTGACCGGTAGTCGTGCTGACCTAATGATTCTTGATGACATTGAAGTTCCCGGTAACTCAATGACAGAACTCATGCGTGAGAAGCTCCTACAACTCTGCACAGAAGCTGAGTCGATCTTGACTCCTAAAACGTCCTCTCGCATTATGTACCTTGGCACACCCCAAACTACATTTACAGTATATCGAAAGCTCGCTGAAAGAAATTATAGACCATTTGTCTGGCCCTCTCGATACCCCAGAGCAAATAAGATTGCTCAGTACGAAGGTCTCCTTGCTCCACAGCTTGTTGCAGACTTGGAAGAAGGAGCAAAAGAATGGGAGCCAACGGACCCGAACCGCTTCAACGCTGAAGATCTTATCGAAAGGGAAGCGTCTATGGGGCGGAGCAACTTCCTCCTCCAGTTCCAGCTCGATACTTCGCTCTCGGACGCAGAGAAGTTTCCTCTCAAGATGGCTGACCTTATCGTTACTTCTGTCAATCCCAGTAGTGGTCCTGAAGGTATCGTGTGGTGTTCAGACCCAAGCAAGGTTCTTAAAGAACTTCCAACAGTTGGTCTGCCCGGCGATTATTTCTATGGGCCAATGCAACTCCAAGGAACTTGGGGAGACTATGACGAAACAATCTGCTCTGTTGACCCGTCAGGAAGAGGAACTGACGAGACTACGGCAGCTTATCTTAGCCAGCGAAATGGATTCATCTACCTCCACGAAATGAAGGCCTTCAAAGATGGCTACTCAGACAAAACATTACTTAGTATCCTTAAAGGTTGTAAGAAGTACAACGCAACAAGCCTTGTCATTGAAACAAACTTTGGTGATGGTATGGTAGCTGAACTCTTCAAGAAACACATGCGACAGATCCAATACCCGCTAAACATCGAAGAAATCCGAGCTAATGTACGCAAAGAAGACAGGATTATTGACTCGTTGGAGCCTGTTCTTAACCAGCACCGCCTTGTTGTTGATAAGTCTGTGGTGGAATGGGATTATGGGTCGAATCCGGACGAGCCACCCGAAAACCGTCTCATGTATATGCTTTTCTATCAGATGTCACGCATGTGTCGGGAGAAAGGTGCAGTAAAACATGACGACAGAATAGACTGCTTAGCTCAAGGTGTAAAATACTTCACAGACTACCTCGCTCTATCCGCTAATGAACAGATGATCATGCGGAAACGTGAAGAGTGGAATGATCTCCAAGAAGAATGGCTCGATGACCCCCAAGCTGCAGTCAGTCACATGGCTTTTGGCATGACACTCGAACAACGAAAACACTCAAGACAACTCAAAGGGAAAAGCCAGATACCGACTATGATCTGAGCGGTAGTGCACCTATACAGCAAGAGAGAAGGGTGGACTCTCTTGTTGTGGGACTAGACTAACCTCTAGTCCCTTTTCTTAATGAC